TGCTACTTAAGGCTGTGTACGCACTTGTGTGTGCGGAGTCAGATAGGGCATGGGTGGATGGTTGTGACGAGTATGAGCCAGGTGATAACGTAGCAGAGGCAGTGGTAGGGAAGGAGCTTTCCAGGCTCCTTTCTTCCGCCGTTGTTGATGCTACGGATGTCACAGGATGGGATCGCGGGGTTCCCGAGGTCTTGTTGCGTCTCTTCTTTAGGGCTTACATGCCACTCGTGTTGCCGGATGTGCCGGAGCATGTTTGGGTGTATTTCTGGGATGAGTGTGTCAACACGAAGATGGCATTGCCGTGTGGTAGTTTAGTTGAGAAGGACCACGGCATGCCGAGTGGCTGGCCAAACACGATTAGAGCGAATTCGGTTATTAACCGCATTCTTTCTTACGTATTGACGATGATGCGAGCGGAGGAGCTACACTTGGAGTTGGATTTGGAAGAGTTGGACGACAATGTGTACGCGAAGTTCTGTGGCGATGATTCCAAGCGGATTATTGGCCCGGGATGGGAGTGGGTGTGCGACGATGGGTTTTATGCCGTTGCCGCGCGTGCATTCCCCAAGTGGGTGATCAAGCGTGAAGGCACGGCGTACCGAAGAGATTTTGTGCGCTATGAGGATTACTTGGTTGCCTGCCCTCCGTACGTGTCTCGTAAGTACGTCCCGATGGATGGTTTGATTTGGCGAGCGCCATTTGATTTGGTGAGAACAATGGCGCAGTGGCTACATCAGCCGCATGACGAAACTGTTGAGTTACGAGAAGCGCGTCGACAAGGCACGGAGGTTAGTTTGATGCATGTGCTTAATTGGCATCGAAGAGGGAAGTTGGGGAGCGAATACCTTGATCGGTACGTAGCGAACTTTCGACCCGATTACGATCTGATTGATTCACTGTATCATGCGCAGTATCTTGTTGGGCGTTTTCAGATGACAGGAGACGAGGATGCAGCACATTGGGTGCAGAGTACCATTGTGGAGCATCAACGGCAGTGGTTGCGTGAGCAACTGCATTTGTGACGGTTTTGTCCTCTCCTGGGCAGCGAGAGTATGGGGCGTGGCGACCCCACCCATTGCTATGCTACTTGCCACGCGGGAGTTTTATTTCCTCCCTATGGTGGTGAGTTTGTTGTATATCATTTTACATTTCGATGGACTGGCAAAGGCCGGCCATTTTTCTTGCGGGGAAATGTAACGGGGAGTGACGACCCCGCCCTTTTACAGTCGGTTGATGGGGGGGTTTCAGGGCC